CATAGACCCTAGCATAACCAGAGACCTTAGCATAACCAGAGACCTTAGCATTTTCAGAGACCTCGGCATAACCAGAGACCTGAGCATCCTCAGAGACCCTAGCATTTTCAGAGACCTGAGCACACCCATAGACCTTAGCATAATCAGAGACCTCGGCATAACCAGAGACCTGAGCACACCCATAGACCTTAGCATTTTCAGAGACCTTAGCATCCTCAGAGACCTTAGCATCCTCAGAGACCTCGGCATAGCCAGAGACCTGAGCATCCTCAGAGACCTCGGCATAACCAGAGACCCTAGCATTTTCAGAGACCTCAGCCCCCCCATAGACCCTAGCATAACCAGAGACCTTAGCACACCCATAGACCTTAGCATACCTATAGACCTTAGCACACCCATAGACCTCGGCATAACCAGAGACCTGAGCATCCTCAGAGACCTCAGCACCCCCATAGACCCTAGCATAACCAGAGACCTTAGCATCCTCAGAGACCTTAGCATCCTCAGAGACCTCGGCATAGCCAGAGACCTTAGCACACCCATAGACCTCGGCATAACCAGAGACCTGAGCATCCTCAGAGACCTTAGCATAACCAGAGACCTCGGCATAACCAGAGACCTGAGCACACCCATAGACCTTAGCACACCCATAGACCTCGGCATAACCAGAGACCTCGGCATAACCAGAGACCTGAGCATCCTCAGAGACCTCGGCATAACCAGAGACCTTAGCATAACCAGAGACCTCGGCATAACCAGAGACCTTAGCACACCCATAGACCTTAGCACACCCATAGACCTTAGCACACCCATAGACCTTAGCATTTTCAGAGACCTTAGCATCCTCAGAGACCTCGGCATAACCAGAGACCTTAGCATAAGGCCCAACATAAGCAGTCTCTGCTACAGTAGCCGTATCAGCAACCCAACCGCCTCCGTTACTATGCTTATGTGCAGGTACAGGTCCGTTGCCATCTTTAAAATCATACTCCATAACTCTTATCCTTTATTCTTGTTAGTCATTAGGGTAGACTTCAACTGTGTACTTAATCATTGTTCTTCTCCTTTAGAATGGTACTTCACCCGTGATTGGGTCTCGTGGGTCATTGAAGTAACCCTTAGCAAGTGTTGGGCACGGGCTGTAGCTCTTACCTACCAGTTCATCATCAGTGTTTGATGGCAGTACCCCCAAGTCACGCAGATGTTTCTCTAGTTCGTAGTCCATTATATTATTCCTATTTAGTTGGTCTTGCTGGTGAAGTATCAATCAACATCAACACGATAGGCATAAACTTACAAGCCCACTCTGTTGCATCACTATCCATATTATCAATCCAAACTTTACCTGCTGGCGTATCCCATCTACGCCACCTTTCAATACTATGCTTTTTGCAACCTATCTGTAGGGTGTCATAAGTGTACGCTACACCCCACTTTTCAAATTGGAGGGATTTAATTTCTTTCATGTTACCTGTGCAGAGCAGGTCAGCACCACTTAGGTGAGCATTACGTAGGTTAGCACCACTTAGGTTAGCATCATTTAGGTAAGCACCACGTAGGTCAGCACCACTTAGGTGAGCATTACGTAGGTTAGCACCACTTAGGACAGCACCGCTTAGGTCAGCATTACGTAGGTCAGCACCAATTAGGTTAGCACCACTTAGGTCAGTATCACGTAGGTTAGCATAAGGCTCAATCTTATGTCCTTTAACAACAGTAGTCATCTGGTAGTCTCCTTTAGTACAGCCTTAGCCGCCGCCTCTGCGTAGTCTCGGAAAGTCACATCCATGTCATGAACACTGTCCATAGCCACTTCAATAATGTCTGCAAGTTCTTCTTCAGTTAACTCCAAGGTTACAGTTGACATACTTGTAATCTCCAGTTTGGGTTGTATTGGTTTCTATTTCAAGGAGGCTTCTTGGTAATAAGCTCCCTCAGGTAGTGACATTGAAAGCCACAATATCCCTCATTTGTTGTACAGACAGGTTTATGAGTTGTACAAAACCATCTTCGTCATCCTGTCGGATAAACACCTGATCTTCATAGAGGATCACCTCCACGTCACTATACCCCCCCCCGTTGTCATCCAGAGTTGTTACAGTGGTGCCCAATCCCGCATCAATTCCCATCTCAATTGTAAACATACTTTTCTTCCTTAATAATTTTAATAGTTGACCCGAGATACCACACACCGCCTTGTGAAGCAGGTCTCTTAACAGTCTGCATGTGTGTAAACTCCACCTTACACCACACCCGGTTGGTGTCCTCCCCTTGTTTTAGGTGAGGGGCATCCATCTTGGAACAAACATGCCAACCGGGTCGGTGGGCAAACCCCTTGGTAGGTTTGTCTTCAAAAGCATATTCAACCCCTTCCTGAAGCCGTTGTGATTTATTGATGAAGAGCGGGGCATACCCGTCTTTCATCTTACGAAATAATTTGTAACCAACCATCTTATCCCTCACCATTTTCTTACAGTCCAATAAGCCCAACATTCCATGCAGTGGTTTTTACCAGCGAACATGTCGATCAGCCAAGCAATATTCACTTTACCTTCTCTACGTCTAGCATGGCTCCTCGCAGAGAGCGTCTGTCCGACACTCCCCCCAAGGATTACGTTTATAAGCATTGATAGCGCGATAACTACCCGAAATAAATAACTACCCATTGTTGCTCTCCTTATGCTCACGGCGGGCCACCTCTATCCCACGCTCCCAGCCCCTATCGTAACCACGCTCCCAGCCCCTATCGTAACCACGCTCCCAAGCTTCTTCTCGGATTTCTTCAGCCTCAGTCGTTGATTTTTGTTTAGAGAGTTGGATAACATCTGCTTCAAGGCTATCAAGCATAAGCTGGAGTTCATAGCTAATGTCAAACTCCTCAACCTTAGCGGTTTCATATAGCTTGTCGAAACGCTGGCCAATGTATTCTCCAACAGAAGTTGTAATAGACATGTGTAGTACCTTTCAGTTTTGGTTATACGTTGTTTACTTCTTACAGACAAAGCTCTTGCCGTCAAGATACGTCCAAGCCTCCGATTGGATAGCCTCGCTTTTACTTACCTCTTTGAAATCCCCAAGCAAGATAGGTTTCGTCGCTTGGTGGTTGAACATCAAAGAACCTTGGAGGGCTGTTGTGCGAGGTGAACGGGGGTTTAGCTGGAGGAAACTTTCTTGGTTGTCAACATAGCCAGAAGGGAATACATGCGCCATGAAGTCATTGTAGTCCATCATAACAATCGGTTCTAGGTCGCCCTTGTAGGAACCGACACCTAGCTTTGGAGTGTACTTGAGCTTATCCATTGCCCAAAGGGTATCAAGGTAACGGTTGACCTGTGCTGCGACACGGAGGTTTTGAGGTTCATCATAAGAGAAGATAATGTGGTTGTTGATAAGCTTGCTCATTGTGTAGTTCTCCAGTGTTTTGATTTTTCTAGATAGCAATACTCTGCGTTGCTACTCCCACACCTATATGCAATAGTGTTAGGATGCACCCCATGAGCCTTAGCCGCTTTGGTTATAGACTCAAATACACCATATGGCGTCATTGTCTTGCGGTTATGTGACTGAGCCATCTTGTGGCCTTGTTCAGACTTCTCTTTTAGCCAAGCCTCCGTGAACTCATGGTTATACTTGGGTTGTAGCTTTTCAATTAAAGATCTTTCGAGTATAGAGGCTTCTTCTTTAGTTATACGGGATGCTTTAAATTTAACGAAACTCCTGTCGTCTAGAATTTTATTTTCTATCCACAACTTGTGTTCAGTGTTACGCCTATCCGTGCCCTTGCAGGACCAAGCACGCCCCCCTGTGCCCGACCCTACATAGACAACCTCTTCCCCGTCTAGGTGTAAGTATACATAGCTAGTGTGCATCATAATAGTTGTCCGCTATTACGCAGTCCCCACAGGCCATAATGTTAACACCATAAGCTTTAGGTGCTTCTTTGAAACATTCCATAATAATCCCCTTTGCTTGTTCAGCTTGGTCCTCACGGACTTCGCCATTCCATTCATCGTGGTATAGTAGTAAGTGTGAGAAGTCAATACCAGCTTCCTTTAATTTCCCATCAATCATAATTACAGTGGCCTTCATCACAACACTCTCAGCACCTTGGATAAGGTAGTTTAGTGCCTTGTGTTGGCTGTCTGTAAAGATAGGTCGATCGTCTAGCCCGGGGATAAATCCTTGCTCCTCTGCGATGTGTTGAACAGTAGAGATTAGTACTTTTAGTTTAGGGAAGGCGTTGGTAAACTTAGTTTTCAGCTTATTCCCTTCTTTATCACTGACACCCAAGATAGATCCGAGTTTCTTACCCCCAGCCCCATATAAATAAGCGAAAATAAAGGGCTTTGCATTATTACGAGAACTACCGAGTACGTCCGCATTCTTTTGGTGGATATCCCCCTCTAGTACTTCTCGCGTGTAGTCGGGGTCGTTCATGAAGTGGGCAAGAAGCCTAAGCTGGCAACCTGCAGAATCTGCACTTACAATTTTGTATCCCGGTTTTGCCACAAACAAGCTCCGCATCTCTGGGCCCAAGGTTGCTTTACCCGAGGGCAAGTTGGCGATAATCTTGTGTGTTTGACGGAAGGTAGGTGTGCCGATATTAAAAACATCACCATGCAGTCGGCTATCTTTATCAATATGCTCGAACCAACCCTCCATAATAGACTTCCGAGAACGGAGGGTGTAGTATTCCATAAGGCTCTGACCTACCTCACCTAAGGGCTCCAAGGAACTGTCGGTGAGCTTGGGGGAGACTTTAACGAAGTTCCCGTTGATCTTTTTCCAGTTCCACTCGTCGGGCTTCCACCCCAGAGTGTAAAGCATACGTTTAACAGTATCAGTGTTGCCGATATCGCCAGCAACAAATTCAATGCGAGAGAACTCTCCCCCGACAGGACTGTTATCAACAGTGCACTTGCCACCAAGCTGAAACCACTTATCGATGTGGTGATTGAGTTTTCCTGACTTTGTGAAAGTCGTCTTTTTCGGTCCCGCATCTTTTGCCTTCACTTTCATTGGTAATTTCGGGTTGATAAATTCTTCAATAGTAGACATCTTGTCTTCAATAGTCCGAATTAGTTCTTTAGCTTCTTCTCGCTTAAACAACCAACCGTTCTGACACTGATCAACCATGATCCTGTCCATCTCCATCTCTGATCGAAGTGCTTTAAGGATCTTCTTTGAACCAGTACGCTTTACATAGGCTTTAACCTCCCCCATCAGGTGTTTGTAAACTTTCGCCCCCAACCTAACATCTTGTTTCATGTACTCGAACATGTCTTCGTTATAGGTTTCCCAGCCACCCGTGTAGTCACCCTTATTGTCTTTGAAGAATTCACCCCAAAGCTTTAGAGAGTGTCCGAAGCCGAAACGTCGGTAGTTTAAAACTTGAGACATAACCTTGGTACACTGCACCTTGTTGGGGTCGATGTCCCAATCAAGCCCGTACAACCCCGAAAGCTTCTTGAGAGCAGGTATGTCATACCCTAGGGCGTTATGGGCGATTACCATGTCTGCTTCAGATAGCAAATCTAAAAAGGCTTTAAAGTCCCCCTCGTGTTTGGGCCCGCTTTTAAACCAATACTCCACGCCCGTGTCTACATCAGTAGCCCCCGCACAATGGAACCTTGATACTGTTGGTAAGAGGCCGTTAGCCTCGATGTCGAAAACTATCCGCAATTTGAGTACTCCTTGAATAATTTCACTACCTCGCCGAAGGTAATGCCTTTAATATCTTAAGACTTCACGTTGTTGCTGTTCATCGTTAATCTCCATTTCTGCTTCTTTGTAAAACTCATAGGACTTGTAGGCTTGGTAGATGGCCGCCCCCCTTGACAGATCATCAAACCGTTCGTACATTTTTGCCATACGTCGAATGTATGCTAGCTCAGCTCTTTTTAACATTACCATAGTCTCCCTTGAGTATATTTTTTATACTTACAGTTTCCCTTTTTTCGCGACATCTTGCTTTAGTCGTTCCAAGTACCAAATAGCCTTGTCAATCTCCTGTACTACGTTGTCCTTCTTACCTAGCCGCATCTGGTATTTTAGTGCATTACCGAATGCGTGTGCTTGAGAGCCCTTCCAGTCCTTTAGCATATGGTCCATGATGTCAAAGTACTGATAGCCCGGAACGATCTCTTTGTAGTGGGCGGGGTCCACCGCATCAAAGATCGCCTTTACCTCTGATTGGACATCTTGTTTAACATAATATTCTTCCTCGTCAGCAAGATACTTGGAATAACCAAAGTTACCTGTTTCTGTTTCGATCTTCTCCATACGATTTTCCTCTCGCTGTGTCTTCATCTCGTCTATAATTCTTTTCTCTACACGATTACGTGTCATACTGCTGTTCCTCTGTCTTGAGCTTCTGAACGTGGTTCTTTAAGGCTGCCATGTTCGAGAACCCTAGTGCTTGAGCGGCTTCCTGTTCTGAAACGTAGCGAGTATAACCCGCATCATACTCTAGGATAGCTGCACGTTCTTCAAAGAGGTCATCCAACAGAGACCAATCACACGTGCAGTCTTCTTCGACAGCATCAAAATTAAAGTTCATTTTCCACCCTTTGCAATGTTCCAGTTGTAAATGTTCTTAGCATTTGTATTCTTAATAGGCCGCAAAGCCAACTCCAGACCATAAGCCTCCTCCGCGGTAAGGCCGCTGGCTAGCTCTTGAATCTCGTACCCGAATCGGACCATCATATTATGGACGTGACGAACTTTACGGACATGATCATCCGACATGGCTTCAAGCACCTCGTACTCGTAACGCCTTTTAACACCCTCTAAGTTGAGCTTAGACACACCAATATACCCTTGGTGGATACCGCGGTGTTTCCCCGGACAGAAGATGTGGTAGAGGGTATAATGGCCCTTATCACGTCCTCTCCGGCAGCCCTGATTTTCTTTGTATACTTTCGTCATATTTCCAGTCATTTTAGCGTTTGTCATATTAGTATACCTTTTCTTCTTCTAACCGTACCTTGTAAACCTCAACTGAGTTGTCAGGGTAACGAGTACGGATTGAGTTTAAAGCCTCAAGTATATTTTCTGAACTTACAAAAGTATCTACTAGTTGGCTGTCAACGTATATCTCGTAATATTCTTCACGGAATTCCATAACCATCTCCTGTCAGGGTGTTACATGTAATCTTTAACCGCGTCTATCGCCGAGTCTACATCATAGTGAACTTCGGTACACATCGTATAGATGAAGGGGTGTTTGAATTGCTTCTTGTCAACAATCCCGATGACAGGAATACCCCAGTCCCAAGCCAAGGCTACCTCCATTACAGACCCCCATTTCTTACCCGGCTCGCTGTCTCTAAGATTTGCCACAACCAAGCTAGAGTTCTTTATGTCTTTTATGTCTTGTGCGACAATCCGCTTTAGCTTATTGTAGGTCTCCATAGTAGCGTCCCCCATCTGTTTATGGAGAGGGATCCGGCGCGTTGGGTGTAGGAAGCGAACATCCGGAAGGTTCTCTTCCATGTACAACCTCCAACCCTTCATATCGGACTCAGAGATATGTTCCATAGCACCACAGGTGTATACTGTAATCATATTAAATTGCCTCTTGGTTTGATAAAAAAGGGAACCCTAAAAAAGGATTCCCATTGTTTTTATTTGGTTGTCTTAAAAACTAAGATCATCCAAGTCGTCTTCTTTTACACTACCCACCATATCTTCGTCAACATCTTGGTTATCTGCCATTTTGATGACCTTGGTTTCTGTCATCTCGAAGTCGTCTTCGCGTGGCTTGGGTGTGAACTCTTTAAAGAGTGTCACTTGGATAGCCATGAGCATTGACGCAACACCGCTGCGGCCAGCAATCTCATAGTCATACTGGAATAGTCGAATATTACCGATAGACCCGTTGCCGAGTGTATTAGGGTCGATGGGCTCCAAGGAACCATTTACCAACTGAACTGGGTTTTGATCTTCCCCGGTACGCTTCTTGGATTTCTTTTTAAGTGTTACCTTGTAGAAGATACCATCCTCATCTTCATCTGGTTTTACATTGAGGTGGAGGTCTTTCCACTCTTTAGCCTGAGCCTTAGAGCGAGTACGTGCCTGCACCTCCCAAGTTGGGTTCTCCTTGTCGAAGCGATCGTTAGGGCGCTTTGGGTCAAGCTTAGCGAAGAACAGTTCTGCGTTTTTGAGAATAGCCATAATAATTTTCCTCTTGGAATTTTAAAGATTTGTTTTTTCAAAGACCGTGGGTTTTAACCTTTGGTCATTAGTCACGGGTATTTTTAGACCATGTTTTCATGGACTACTAAGTAGATTTCTTTGAAGTCTTCTTTGTAGAGCTCACCATACTCTGAGTCTTCTTCGTACCCTTCGAAGGCCACATCCCCGGTGATGCAATCTTCAAAGCATTCTGAGATAACCATTTTAGACCGCCCTAGCCCTTCTACAAAAGCGTTTATATAAACAACATCACCTTCTTTAAGCGAAAGCAAAGTCTGAGTTGAGTACTTCTGCGACATTTAGTGTTCCTTTTTCTGGAATTAAGTGTAGGGCATCCATCTGAGACATGATATGCTCTAGTGGTTCTAGCTCGTAAAGTTCTACAAACTTCTTGCGTACGTCATGGAAAGCATACTCCATGTTACCTGCATGGCAACCAAAGGAGTCATGAACCACAGTAACAGGGTAGTTTGTATCGTGGATATACATAGTTAAGTGAACAGCATCGATGCTATGGACTATGTTTGGTGCAGCGGATTGCTTTTGTTTCTCCTTGTGCAGGGTGGCCTCCTTCCACACTTGCAGGTAAAGCTGGAATACCCTTTCTCCGTACTTCAAGTCAACCTTCTTGCTGATAGCTTTTTTGTATCTATGTACGAAAGGAAAACCCGTTACAACTTGCTTATACGCAATTGGTTTGTCTTTGTTGTTTTCGTTTTCGCCTAGACTCTCGAACATTTTCAGCATAGCGGCAGGGCCATGGAGTTCTTCATAACAAGTTTTGTAGATACAGTTGCCCAGATAGCTCGACCAAGACTTGTGCTTGTCTCGAAGATAGTCTGATAAGCCATAAGTATCCTCATGTACCATATCAACCATACCGTAACGGGTTCCCCCGTAGCCGAGTGTCATGACGGGTCTTTTAACGGTTTTACGCCATAGCTTTTTACTGTTTATGGCGTCCCAGAACAAAGGTGCTGATGAAGTTATCAAGTCTCTTTTCAGATTACCGAACTCTCTTAACCTCTGATCAGCTTGTGCATAAAGCTCTGACTTTGGGTTAATCGAGTACTTGCTTTTTGCGGAGAGCAGACCAACATACTCTTTTAGAAGCGCAGGGAAGTTAGCGGCAGTACCATCGGGGATCTTGGCAACATCCTCTTTGACATTGCCAATGGTCTTCTCTGCGATAAACATGTAAACATCCCCGGGGGTAGTCTGGGGGGTTAAGTTCACCAAGGGGGCTACTTCTTCGTCTTTTGACATTGCAGCGAGGTGTTGGACTCCGTTGTTAGATCCGTCGATGTATATTGGGAGGCAACTTGGGAAGTCCTCTGTTTCCTCTCCTTCGTTTTGCCAAATAGACAAGGCGAACAACTCGTAGCAGCAAGCCAGAAAGCAAAAAGGCTTATCTGCGTTCATCCAGTCATCGTTTAACATTGGGTCGTCTACGTAGCTAAGAAGAACTTCTAGGTTCTCTTGGGTCCATTGCATCCGTTCATCTAAGCTAACCTTGTCATTCCCCCACATGTTAGCCGTATGGACGCTAAGCCAGTACAGACCTTCTTCTTTTAGCGGAACTGGCTCGTCTAGTAGTAGTAACCCTTTTGCATTATCGGAGGATTGTTCGTGTAGAAAGGCAGTGTTGGGGTAGATGCGGCCTCGGAAGTCCGCGTTATACAAGTGGTAGAAAGCACTATCAACATGTCTCTCTGCGAGCCTCTCGATCGCCCTAGCCTCAATCTCCAGAGACACTCGCTTCTCTTTATCTATCTCCTTCATAAACTTAAAGGGGGTCTTGTCGGAGGACAGATACTTGCACTTCTTAAATACATCGAAGACGAAAGGGTTAATACGCCAACCAGTATCTCCGAGTTTGTTTAGTGCAGCTACTAAGTACCCTGCACCCTCCTCTTTAAAACGTCTCACCGCGTCCTCATGCGGGTCTTTCTTGATCAGAGGATAACCTGAGTCGGGGTGGTAGAACTGCTTGTCTATCCAGTGCGATGGTTTTTCACAGAGGGGGAATAGCTCCACGTTGTCTTTATCTATCTGCTCCATGATGCCGTTTAGGGCTTCGATGTCTAACACCCGTACCCCATAGCTGGCGTGTTTCGTACGCTTGTTGCCCTTCTTCCGCGGACGCTCGAGGACGACGTTTAATATGCCCGTTTCTAAATAAGCAATAAACACAAACCAGCCCAAGTGCATCTCGGCTACTTCGTCTTTCTTAAGCCTTAATCTTCTGTTGATAGTCCCGCCGAGGCTACGAACTAGGTCTGTCAAACTGCTCTTAATTTCTATACGAGAGAGTAACTGCCCGTAAGTCATTGTGATTAACCCCTCGGGGTCTTGATTGTATAGCTCCCACGCCTTGTTTCTCTTATCTGGGTTCTCCCCTTTCATGTCCATTAAAAACTTCTGTCTTTCTGTGAGGTTCTCGATTAGCTCATATAGCGCTTTCAAGATTTGTCACTCCTATTTTAGCAGACTAAATGCTTACACACTCTACTTTATATTGGACTTTATAACAGATACCTCTATTTTCGTCGGTAGGCCGTAACCATCGCGACTAAGAAGAAAACTGTTAACATTAAATTCCTTGTTCGAAAAAAAAAAATAGTTATTAGAGGG